CAGTCTTGAAAGCGTTTCCAATAGAGGATAATGTTTGTTGTTCCTTTGTCAAACATTTACGATTTGTTGTCTCAATTTTAAATTTTTTTAGAATATATAAAGCATCTGCTGATATACGTTTTCTTGTCTTAATAAGAATTTCAATCGCTCCATCATGTGATATTAAAATAGTTCTTGGATCTAATTCTGGAATTTTAACACCAGGAAAATCTCTAAATTCAATTTTATTACATTTAGAAACACTATCGTTTATAGTTCTGGCAGGGTTTTTATATCCTAAAAGTGATGCTATTTCATATCCTACAAAATATTCAAAAATAAGACCATTACTTATATATGAATAATTAGTTAATTCTTCTTTTTCTTTATTTTCTTCATTATCACTTTCAATAATATATTCATTTTCTTTTGATTCTGACATTTTTATTAATAAAATCATTTCTTTAAATCTATATACATTTGAAAATAAAATGTATATAGATTTATTAATAAAATGTATATAGATTTATTTTTCTTCAAATCTAAATACATTTGAAAAATCTTTTTCGATTAGATTATTTAAAACTACATTTCTGTTTAAACAAAATATTTTTTCAAATCTATATACATTTGAAAAATTAAATAACATTAATAATATAAAATCTTATTGAAAGATTGTCTTAATTAATTCAATTTTTGGGTATATAGCAAAATAAATAATAGCGACTAATAGTATTGCGATTGATCCCTTTACTTTTTTATTATCTTTTTTAAAATCACCGAAAAAAATTAAACAAATTAAAATAATACACAATAAAATATAGGCTAAACTAATTTGAACATCTGTATCACTTAGTTTATCCATTACTTGAAAACCTTCCATATCAATTATTTTTTGTGCCATTCTCACATCTTCTTCTGCTTGTTCATCTGTATAATTTTCATGATATTCTTTATCTTCATATTTTTCAGTCTTTTTCTCACGTTCTTTTGTCAATTGCAACTGTTTTGTTAATTCTTCTGGTTTAATTTGTTCTGAATAAATGTCCTGAAAGAAATTTACTGTAAAATTCTCAGGTGTTTCTTTTTGAGTTTCTGGAATATAAATATTATTAAGATATAATACATCAAAAGGAGAAAATCTTAAATTTTGTGTTGTACCTTGTCCAGGTCTATCACATGGTCTTGTTTCATCTTTACATGCTTTATTACGGGATGGACAATCATCTCCAAAGCAACTTTGAACATCACCAATTGTAATATCAGGGACACTACCATCAGGATTATCTTTACAAACTACCGTTCCAGGGAAAAAGTATAACATAATAGATAAAGGATCAAATTCAGATCCATTAATCTGATCAACTTTATATTTTTCAATGATATTTTCTTTAATAGTTGACGCATCCCATCCTTGAGTTGAATTAGCCCAAGAAGTGACATGGCAAACAGCCCAATTAATTGGTTTACCATTTGGATTAGAATGTTCGTGGACCATCGAGACAGCGTGGCAAAACTCGTGCAAAGTAGTAGGTACGTCGAACCATCCGAAATTCATCGTACATTCTTTTTTATCAGCAGATAAACAATCGGTACCTAATAATGACCATGCTCCACCATCAGGATCGAAATCGATTCTAATATCAGCTAAATTAGGATTAAAAAGTTTAGTTTTATCATTTGGATCAAAGAAATTGAATTTTAGATTAATCAAAGGTTTAGGAACATACGAGGGATCGATAGTAACTGAACTTGGTTTATGTTCTGGATGTACAACATCATTAAATCTTTTGCAAATTGTATAAATTATTGCACTTACAATTGGCATACCATCAACTTCTTCCTGTAAAGGATCAAGTTTAAGAGCAACACCATTTCTATCAACTTTTTTCTTTAAGACAGCCGTTTCAGTTCTAGGAATCTGTTCAGGATCGAAAGAATTTAAGAAACCAACATTAATTGTTGTATTAGCTGACCAAATCTTACTTTTAAGAAATGCAGCTCTCATTTTTTTAGAAGTTTTTTTACTTACGTCGCCACCTTTTTTTTTTGAAACTTTTTCAGTTACTTTCTTAATAACTTTATGTCCGTTATCTCTTTCGGCACACATTTTAATTAATTTCTCTTTTTGACTCATTTTTATTAATAATAAAATAATTTAATTTTATTTATTTATTTTTATTTAAATAAATGAATAAAAAGAAAAGTTTAAAAAAGAAAAGGCGTTCGAAAGATGGATCTAAAAAAATAGGAAGATTTACTATTACAAGAGTATCTGAAAAAGATTCAATTTTAAAAAGCCTATATTCTTTATCAAAAATATCTATAAATTTAAATATAGAAGATTTTCCAGAATATAAAAAATTAGTTAAAAATTATAATACAAAAAATATTGATATTCTTATAAAAAAAATAATTAATACAGATTTTTGTGAACAAAAAAATATAAAAAAAAATATTGATATTTTCAAAGAAAAATATATAAATAAATTACTTGAACTTCAAAATGAATTAAAATTTGAATCACCTAAAATATCACGATCTTCAAATAATTTATCACCTATATTTGAAGAAGATGAAGATGATATCGTTCTTCCTTTTTTGAGTAGTAAAAGTAGTTATGATAATGAACCATATGAGACAGATACAATAAAAAATATTAAAAAATTTAAACACGCTGTTAATCCAAATAAATCGCGTGTATTGACAAATAACTTTGTATTTGATATAGAAGATGTAGACTTATCACGAAAAGATTCGTCGAAAAAATCACCAAAAAGTAAATCTTCAAGAAAAAAAATAAGATTATATTAAATTATTATAGAAATTTTATAATAATCAAAATAAATATTTTTTGTATTTATAAAGTTTTATAAATATAAATAAAGATAATGTTATCATATTCATCAATTATTAATAGTGGTAAAGTAACTTTGCCAAGTGTTGAAACGTGGGGTTCAAATATGAATATTCAAAGAGATCCACCTAAATCTATAATGACTAGACGTAGAGATAAAGTTGGTGAGAATAGTGATATGTTAAAAATGATTGACAATTCTGACCGTTCGTCTGAAGCCATTTTAAGATTTTCGAGAGGTGTTAATCCGAGTGTTACTGTATCATTTTCAAATAATGGTGGTTCTTTGCAAAATTATGGTAATCAACAAGCCAGATTACCTTATACAATAAATAAAGATGGTGACTTTCATCCACCTGTACAGGCACCACAAGATTTATTGCCTTTATCTAGATTACCTAGAAATATTACATCTGCAGAATCTAATCCTACCTTTCCTCATTTTGGTAAGGAACTACCTAATTCTCGAAATACAACGACAACGAGTTCTGTAAAACAAAAAATTATAAGTTCTCAAGTAAAAGCAACTAAAAGGTATTTTAAGCAAAAACCATTCCAAGAAGCATTTGAAACAAATTACATGATTCAACCGGTTTTGAAAAAATCAGCTACGTCTAGTATATCAACAACTGATAGAACACAATTAAATGTACAACAGCCAACAAAAGAAGTTAATAATGATTTATTAAATGTATTTGCAAATTCAAATGTGAGTGATAATTATAATTATATAGGTGATAATAATAATTTAGATACAACAAGATTTTTACAAGATTCAAATGCTCATTCTGTTTTTACAAATCTTCATGATGTTAAAGGAGGAGTACCTTTTGATTCTGATTTATCAAATGGTAAAACTAAAGATTATACTTTAATTGAATACACAACACCATTAAATTCAAATGGTCAAACAAAATATATACAAGAAAATTTTGAATTAGATAGAAATTTACCATTATATGAATCTCAAACAAATAATATGGGATTAAATGGCATTAGATATATGCATAATGATATTGAATTACAAAAGACATTACCTAATTATGAATCTAGAACTAATATTGCATCTAATACTAGTAAAGGTATGTCATATTTACATGATGATTTACAACTTGATAGAGTATTACCAGTGTATAATAGTACATCAAATATTAAAGGAACAGGTGAACATATTAATTATATTCATAAAGATTTAGAATTACAAAGAACATTACCTGAATATCAATCAAATACAAATATAAGAGAAACTAGTCAAAAAACTATAGAACATGAATATATGAAAGAATTAGATAGAAAAAGTTATTTATCTAATATGTCTACTAATAATAACGGAAATGGAGAGAATAATATTACAAATAGAGATTATATATTAGATGATAAACTACAATATGGTGAATTTATGTCACCTGGAAATATCCCAACTTTTGAAAGAAATCAAGATATTAATATGAATTTTGAAAGTGAAAAATCAAAAATGGGCAAATTAGTTTCTGCGCAATTTCATGGAAAATATAATTAATTTATATATTTAAAGTCATTATAGTTAATAAATTTTAATTTATTTTATATAAATTAAAATAAATGAGTATTGATTTATTAAATGAACATATTATATCATTAACAATATTATTATCATCATATACTGAACAAATAGTAGATAAAACAAATTTTTTAATGCATACAGTAATAATTATTTTAAAAATTTTATTATTAGTTATTTCTTTTATCAGAATAGAAAATGATCATTTCATATATAATCATCAAACTATATCAAATTTAATATCAATGTTTTTATTTTTGTATTCATTTGGTGCAAATATGTGGAATGAATCAGAAAATACTTTAAAATCAAATACAATATCTATATCGTTTTTATGTATAATACTAATAATTTTTGTTTATATATGGGGTGAACGTTTTATAAAAAGATTTATTAAATATATTAAAAATGATTCAACAGATATATTAAAAGAAAAAGATAGTAATATTGAAACATATATATTGTCAATTTTACTAATAACATCATCAATAAATGAGATATTTATTGTTTATAAGATTGATAGATTGATATTAACATTTGTGCGTTTAATTTGTACAATAATATTTGTCAATTATTTATATAAAAATAATCGATTTAACTTTTCAAAAGAATATATTGATGAAAATGGAACAGTATTAATATTAACAATATTATCTTATATTATGTCTATAATTAATATTACAATAAAAAAAGTAATACAGAATGAAGATGAAGAAAAACATTTAATAAATATAAGTAATCTTTCTTTTACTATATTATTTGTAATAATAGTGTTATATTTCTTAAATTGTTTATATAAAAGAAAATAAGAATTTAAAACAAAGTTTACTTATAATAAATGATGAATAATAATCATATGGTATCACAACCGATGCAAATTAATGTAAGTTTGTATCCACATCAATTATCAAGTATATATAAAATGGAAAAATTAGAAAAAGACAATATGATACAAAAGGAAGGTTATATTAAAAAAACCAAAATAGGTATAAATGGTGATATTTCAGGTTTTGGTAAAACATTATCAATGATAGGATTAGTTGCAAGAGATACTATGGAATGGGATTTAGAAACACCATATATTTATGAAACGGTAATTTCAGAAGCAAAAGGACGAATCAAAAACTATTTAATATCTAGATATGATAAATTACCAACAACCTTGGTTCTTGTTTCTAATTCAATTGTAGGACAATGGGAAGACGAATTAAAAAAAACAGAATTAAAATATTATGTTATAAAAAGTAATAAGGATTTAGAAAGATTATATCCGGAACAACACGATATTGTTATTGTAACACCTTCATATTATAATAAATTAGTTATGATTTATTCAAAATTTGCATGGAAACGGTTCATTTTTGATGAACCAGGGCATTTAAAGGTACCTGGTATGCTAGATATACATGCTGGATTCTATTGGTTTGTAACAGCAACACCAGAAATGATTTTAAATCAACATAAATTCTGTAAATATAGTTTTATGAAAGATATATTAAGTAATATGTATGATTCTGAATGTTTTATTAGTGATTTAATAATAAAAAACAATCCTGAATATATCAGAGCATCATTTGAAATGCCATCGACTAATTATATATATCATAAATGCTATCAACCTTTCTATAATGTTATACAAAATTTAGTATCACCATCTGTGAGATCTATGATTGAAGCAGGTAATATAGAAGATGCAATCATATCTTTAGGTGGAAGTAAAACTTCAAATATTATAGAATTAATAAAGTTAAAGAAATTAGAAGAAATTGAAGAAATAAATAGCAAAATTAATATATATACACTTAGAAATGATGATATTAATATAAATAAATGGTTATTGAAAAAAGAAAGAGTAGAATTACAAATAAAAGATATAGATGATAAATATCAAACAATGTTGGAATCAGATTGTATAATATGCACAGAAAAATTAAATAACCCAGTTCTTGAATCAAATTGTCAAAATTTATTTTGTGGTTCATGTTTATTTGAATGGTTACAGCGTAAAAACACATGTCCTTTCTGTAGATGTTCAATCGATACATCTAATCTAATTTATATAGATCATAAAGATGATGATAAATCAATAAAATGTATAAAAAAAGAAATTAAAATGACAAAAGTTGAAAAAATTATAGAAATAGTAAATAATAATAAAAAAGGAAAATTTTTAATTTTTTCTGATTATGATAACACATTTCATCCTATATGTAACGCATTAAAAGATAATAATATTGATTTTGTTCAAATAAAAGGTACTATTAAAAATCGAGAAAAGAATCTAGAGTCATTTAAGATTGGAGATGTTCCTGTAATATTTCTAAACTCAACAACTGATGGGAGTGGTATTAATTTAACAGAGTCTACAGATATTATTTTGTGTCATCAAATGGATAAATCAACAGAAAAACAGATTTTAGGAAGGGCGTTAAGAATTGGTAGAACTGAACCTTTAAATGTTCATTATCTTCAAATATCTAACTAATTATTGATTTAAAGATAAAATTTATAAAATAAAAGGAATTTAACTTTTATTTTAGTATGCGAGGAACTGTTTTACGTAATTATATACCACATAATAAACCAATGTATGTAAATTTTGAATTATGGTTTAGATATCATAAAAAAGATTTAATAAATCTATTTAATATATTTAGAGAAACTATTGAAAAAGAATTTTATGTTAATAAAAACATTTGGACAAATATAACATTTACAAAATTTGTCTATTTTGTTTTTGAATGTTCTTCTAAATATTATAAAATTGAATTTAAAGATTCTGATACTTAAATAAGTAAGAAAAGAATATGTCAGAAGAGAAAATAGTAAAAAGTAGTAAATTTGTTAAAATTATTAATAGTTTCGAAGAAGATAACATTAATATGAATGAAGATAAAAATGTTGATGATATTAAAAATGCATATGATGATATGCAAGACTTTGAAGATTTATTAAAATCATTTGATAATGTTCAAAATGATATGTTATCTTATGTTATTAAAAATGACTTAAAATTATGTGAGTTTATGACATTTGATAAATTAAAATCTTTCGTTGAGAAAGAATTTCTATAATTAAATTGATTTTATAAAACACCTATTTATATAAAATTCAGCGCCTTCAGTATGTATCTTCCACAAGAAATACAAATTCGTATCATCAAGCAAGCTACTCTTCTTGAGTTAGTTGAACATATTCGATACAAGAATAAAAAGAGATTGTTGTTTAGTCTTCTCATTAACTCTCATTGTTGTTGTTGTGGTAAAGTTTTGCCTATATTTTATAGTAAACATTATGGTTATTCAAAACAATATTTCGACTCTAATGGACATTACGATGGAAAGTACTGTTCTAAAAGTTGTTTTAATAGACTATTAGATTATTGGGATATTGATTTTGGCGGTGTAGATATATATCCACCGTATCATCAAGTGTTAAGTGGTAGAGATGGAGCAGGTTTTTTCGAAATGTTGAATGAAAGATATAAAGACATTTGGTCAGAAAAGGAAAGATTAAGGAATTGGAATTGGATTTGAATTTCATAAACTCACATAATTTTAAGTCATTTTTAATAACATAACATTAAATATAAAACTATTATAGGTAGTTTTATATTTACTTTAATGGGACACATGCTTTATTTAAATACAAATAACTGTTATCTTGTGCATAGCACGGATATACAGTGCTACATGCAGATTGAAAACATCCAGGTGTATGACGTTCGATTGGTTCTTTCTTTTCATTTATTTTGGTTCGTTTTGGAATCCATCCTGCTTCTCTATCAGCTATTTTGGGAGTTTCTGATGATGCAACTCCTTTATACCATCCAGAATATGGAAACTCATCGTATTCATTTCTTACAGAATAAATACTTTGATTTACATAATAAGGATTAACACTATTTTTCATAAACATTTGATTTTTAATATAATCTATATTTTTTCTTTCTCTATTTTGTAAATAACTCATTTTATTTTCTATAAAGATTTTTTATTTTTATTTAACAATTATCATCTGTATTCACAAACTTTTCACCATCATAAGTAAATTGTATAACAATTCTACCATTAATTGAAAAATTATCGGTAAAATCACCAGCACATGTCATAAAAAAATTATTATCAAAGTGAATTCTAACTTGATATACTTCACTTTTACATATGACCATTATTATACATAAATCCCCAATATTTGAATTTGAGGTATCTATGTTAAGAAATAGATCTACATCACTGTTAGTATTATCAACTACAAATTTTGTTACGTAATTATCACTTCCAGATGGTTTTAACATGAAACTCCCGTTTGAAAATGATACAAACTTACTTTTTACATCATGTGTTAAAGTCTTTTCATTTGTTATATTATCAAATTTAGTTGATAATGTTTTTACTTTTGAATAAAAGTTATTTGATGATAAATAAGAACTTGACATTTTTTATTCTTATGTAGAAAATATAATTTTTATTAACAATTATCTATTGTACAAACATATTTTTCACCATCAAAAGTAAAATTGAATACCCATCTCTCTAAATTTTGTAAATTTTCATGTGTATTAAAATCACCACATGTTGTATAATAAAAATCACTAGATAATGTCATCCGTATTAGATTACCATTAACTACACTTGGTTTAAACATTAAAGTAATTTTATCACCTAATGATGCTAATGAAATATCTGCATCGATTGTAAAATTAACATTACCTGAACTATTATTTATTGTGTTAAATTTAACTATATAATTATGCGCTCCATTTGAATTAAGTGTATATGTCCCACCTGGCACAATATCATCATTAACAATAGTATTTGTTATATTAGTTGTAATCGCTGTTGTTTGAATATTTTCAGCATATAAATTATTAGTTTTAATGGTAGAAGCATTCAAATTATTAGTATTTAATGTATCATATGTTCCAATTGACCTTGTACCTCTAAATGTTAGATTATTAGCACCTACGATAGGTGATGACATATATCCTCTGAAATTTCTGCTTGACATTTTATATTAACACAATTTTTTTATTTTTTATTAAAAACAGTTTAAAAGTTTTGTATTCTAAAATAAATAATGAGACTTATAAAATTATTTTTGACAACTATTTCATTAATAATTTGTAATTTAAGTAATTCTTGTGAAATTTCACACCCAAATAGACATTTACAAACTATTGATAAAACAAATTCTAATGTTAATCCTTTTGTTTTACAAACAAAAAATACAAAATTAGAAGATTTTGATTTATTTTTAATTTCTTATGGACTATTTGGTGTTTTCGTTATTTCTTCTTTTATTGCTAAAAAAATATTTAATATATCTTATTTTGTCAAACAAATACCGTATTTAAATATTTCAAGAGAATCTTTTATATTTGCAGGGATTTATACAACATGGTGGTTGATTTTACTATCATATTCATTTTATACAGATAAATATAATGAAATCCTCTTTAGACTTGGACTTTGGATAACTTTAAATATGGGTTCCGTATTAACACCTGTAACACGTAATAGTATATGGTTAATATTATTTAATGTATCATACGATCAAATAATTCACTTACATCGGTATATGGCAGTATTATGTTTAGTATCTGTTTTGATTAAATTTATTGTAATTATAGTTTACAGTGGTTTCTCGTTCCTTATTATTCCAATAAATTTTACTACAGGTGGTAGTCCTTTAATGGGGACAATATCAACTTTATCCATGTTATTGTCAGGGATATTATCGTTTCCTTTTATTAGAAACAAGTGTTTTGAATTATTTTATTATTCTCATAGAATATTAGCAGTTATTGCTATACTTTCTGGAAGTTTACATTATCTAATGACATTGTATTATTTATTACCACCAATTCTATTATTTAGTATTGATTTATTCTGTAGATATTTACATACACATAAAGCAATTTATTCACATCTTAAAGTAGTTGGAGATGATGAACATAATACATCATGTGTTTTTATTCATATAACATTATTAAAACCAATTAAAGTTAATTATGGATCATATTTTTTTATATGTTTTAAGGATATATCTAGATTTCAATCACATCCATTAAGTTTAATATCAGAAACTAATGAAAATTTGATTTTCTGTGCTAAAGATAGAGGTAAAAATACATGGACAAATAAATTAAAGAAATATAATAGCCGTTCAGGTCAAGACATTCTTATGAATAAAGATATAAATATACAAGGACCATATGGTCATGTAACTATTCCATATGATAAAAATGTGTATAAATATATTCTAAGTATAGCTGGTGGTATTGGTATAACATCAGTTATATCTGTTTTACAAGATATAAATCAACTGTATAATAATAATAAATTGACTAATATAACTAAAATATCCTTGGTATGGATTGTTAATCATTATTCTATAGTTAAACCTTTTAGTAGTTTATTGAAAAATTTGAATAAAGATGCGTTTGATATAACAATATATATAACAAGAGATACAGATGATGAAAATCCAAACGTAAATTTTAATATAATTAATTCTAGACCTGTTATTTCTAAATTAATCAAGGATTTTATTATTTCAAATAAAATAATAACAAAAGATATGGCTGTTATGTGTTGTGGACCGCGAAATTTATCATCTGATGTATTAACAACTTGTTCTGAATTAAATATCGACATTTCGAATGAAAATTTCTAATTAAATAGGAATGTTAGTTTAAAATTATTGAAATTTATATGAAATCATTTTTAATCTCATTTAAAGTTAAATAATTTGAAATTAAAATATTTATAATAATAAAAATGTCTTTAAATAAATACAAAGTTTTCCAACTTTGTTTCAACACTGAAATAAATCAAACAAATGTTGTGTTTAAAATCAATACAGAAAATGATTATGATTTTAATTTAATAACAACAATGTCTAATGAATTATATGTTAAAGAATTAGACAAAATATTAGTTATCAATAATATATCATCTGCTTTTTTTAATAATGATAATAAAAATCATGATTTTGAAACAAAAATTGATTATATAATCAAAGAAAAACCAAAAGAAATAGTAAATGATACAAATATATCTGAAATTAGTTCTATTGTAAATAATTTATTAAATTACATGGAAGATTTTAAAAAGAAAGTACTAGAAAATGAAAATAAAGAAGATATAATTGAAGTTGAGGAAGAATTAGTTCAAGATATAGAAATCAAAGAAGATGTAGTTGACGATAAAGAAATTAAAGAAAATATAATTGAAGAAAAAGAAGATGTAGTTGACGATAAAGAAGTTAAAGAAAATATAGTTGAAGAAAAAGAAGATGTAGTTGACAATAAAGAAGTTAAAGAAAATATAGTTGAAGAAAAAGAAGATGTAGTTGACGATAAAGAAGTTAAAAAAGATGTTGTTGATGATAAAGAAGAAGTAAAAGAAGATGTAGTTGATGATAAAGAAGTTAAAGAGGATATAGTTGAAGAATGTGAATGTAAACCAAAAGAAAAACCAAAATATAAGATAAAAACACCTGATGATGTAAAAAATAATTTTATGAATAAAAAGAAACCTATAATCGAAACAAAGTTGTTACAATTATTAAACGATTCAACAATTATAAATAAAAATATTGATTTTAATGAATCAGAAGGAAATAAAAATTCAGATATTGAAGAAAAAATATTTTATCATCTAAAATTAATTACACTTTCTTCAATGGATATTAGTACAAATATAGTATTCATTGTAACAGAATTAATGAAATTTATCGATAATTATGCAATAAAGGGTTCAGAAAAGAAAAGTATAATTTTATCAACAATTAAAAAGTTTCTAGATGATGAAAACTACCCTAACACTGATTATATAGTAAATACAGTATGTCCTGAACTTATAGATATACTTATATCAATTGATAAACGGAAAATAATGATAAAAAAGAAAGTGACATGTTTCAGTTAATTATGTATTATAATTTAATTATAAATTATAATCTGCATAAAATTGTGTAATAATCAGTATCATATATAAAATCATCTATAGAGAGTATTCGATTTACATCTATTATTCTAAATTCTTTATCTCTTAGCATATCATATAAATCAGACATTAAAATATCTTTTTGAAATAAATTAAAACAAAATGGGAATATTAATTTTTTTATATCGGATATTGGTTTAAATATATCTTTTATAATTAATTTTTCCACGAATAAAATTTTACCTTCAGGTTTTAAAATATTTTTTATTTTATCTATTCTATCAATTATTACATCTTCATTACATAACGAAAATAGTTCTATTACAATTATTAAATCAAATTTTTGTTCTAAAATACCATCTAATATATCCATATATTGAATAATATTAATTTTTTTTTCATTTATGATATCATCATATGGTGAAGTATCTATATATTTATTATTTATTATTAAACATTTATTATTATACTTTAGAAATTTAGAAATAAATATTTGATCATACATTTCTCTTTATTTAAATAAATAAATTTATAAACTTACAATTTCTTTTTCTTTTTTTTTTTAAAATTTTTTTTATCCATTTGCATAAAATTATTATTTATAAAAAAATAAATATTTATTAAATAAAAATGGATACAAACTTTCAAAACATTCAACGTAAATTGAAATATAATAATAGAAATATGTCTGATAATACAGATAAACAAACAATGACAGGCCCAACTGGTCCAGAAGGTCCCATGGGACCAATTGGTTATGAGGGAGCATCCGGTGAAAGAGGGTTTGATGGCCCTATGGGACCAACAGGTCCAGCTGGACCACCAGGTCCAAGAGGTCCTGAAGGGGGTCCACCAGGTCCCTGTGGACCAAAAGGAGACATAGGTCCACAAGGTCCGCCTGGACCACCAGGATCAGGTGTAAGTTTATCATCTAAAGGATTCGGGTGTTTTTTTAATAAAGGTTCAGATGAAAATGTAACATCTTATGAAAATGCATTTGTCATAAGTGATTGGATGAAAAATATTATGATACCTGATGAAGAATTATGTTTTACTGTAGAGGATAATCATATTAAGATAAATAAACCTGGCTTATATTTTGTCGTAGTAAATATTAATTTAAAAAATTTGTTATTAAATAACGTATCTTTCTATTGTACTGATAAAAATGATGGACTAATATCAACAATTAGTAAAAGTATAATAAACGGACCGATAATGGGAACAACATGTGGAATATTACAGGGTTTAATATATTCAGAAAATGAAACATATTTTAAAGTTATATCAAATGATGTAAGTAATGTTATGATTACTCATGATACTAATATAACAGTTTATAAAATTTAAAATCTTTAAAAAAAATTCTTTAAATTAAAAATGAATTTTGATTTAAAGGCTTCTTTTAAAAAGAAAACAATGTCTGATTATTCTTTATTCGAAGATGCTTTAAAAGAATATGAAAATAATAAAAATATTAAAGATATTGATGATAATATCTCAAATGAGGTTTCAGAAGATATTATATGTGAACATGCAAATATAACAGAAGAAAATGGTTTTACTTGCTGTAGTGATTGCGGTATTGAAATGAATAAAAGTATTTATCAGGATAAAGAGTGGAGATATTATGGACAATCTGATAACAAACGTGTATCTGATCCAAATAGAGTTCATATCAGAAAAATGGAAGAAAGAAATATTTTTAAAGATGTAGAAAATATGGGTTTCAGTGATAAAATTGTTTATTTAGCAAATCAAATTTATCTACAAGTTACTAATGGACAAATTTTTCGTGGTAATTCTAGGAAAAGCTTAATATTTGCTTGTATTTTTCATAGTTTTAAAGTTAATAATATTCCCCAAACGCATGAAAAATTATTAGCAACTTTTGAAATAACTAGAAGATCTGCTCTTAGAGGTATAAAATATGTAAATCTTAATACACCTAAAGATTCTGTTATACATACAACATATATTACACCAATTAATCTTGTTGAAGAGATTATGGATAAATTTAGTGCTACACCGGCTCATAAAGCCGAAGTTATTGAATTATATAATAAAATTAAAAATAAATCGTCTAAAATTAATCGATCACGTCCTCAGAGCGTAAGCTGTGGTATTATATTCTTTTGGATCGCTCAGAAAAACCTTGATATTTCAATCAAAGAATTCGCAAGTAAAACCGAATTAAGTGAGTTGACAATACTTAAAATATCGAGAGAAATTGGTGAAATTCTTAATACACCATTGATTCTCTAAATTTCTAGGTTAAAATCCTCAATATATTTTAAAATTTAAATCTAATAGATTTAAATCTAAATACAAAAAATAAAAATGAAATAGAATAGATTAAATCTAAAAAGAAATAGCAAGTTTAGAAAAAAATTGAAACTATTTATTTCTTTTTAGATTTAAAGAAACGATATTATTAATAAAAAATGTCAGAATCAAAAGAAAATGAATTGAAAACTTATTCATATGAAAAAGATGGAATTATATTTAATTATTATATTGGATATGAAATTTTATCTCTATTAGGGTATAAAAATACATCAGAAGTTATTAGAAACAATATTTCAGAATTTAATAAAATAGAATTTAGAAATTTTCCAGGTGATAAAATTGATCATTTAGATCCCCGCGTCATATTAATTAATAAAGAAGGAGTAAACGAAATTATTTCTAAAACTAAAAAACAAATTCCTGTAAATACACTCTCTATTTTAAAAAAATACAAACTTTTAGACGACGATAAAGATGAATTAACTACTTATTCATATATAAGTAACGGTCTTATTTTTGAATATTTTGTAGGATATGAAATAGCAACTCTTCTAGGATATAAATATCCGAAAGATATATTAACAAATAATGTATCAAAAAGTAATCAAATTCTTTTTAGAGATTATCCTGGTGTACAAATACCTGAATTAGATCCAAAAACTATTCTAATTACTAATGATGGTGCGGTTGAAATACTCTTAAAAACTAGAAAACTTATAACTCCGGATACATTACATATTCTAAAGAAATTCAATATTGATACAACAAACAGAAAGTGTTTAACAAAAGAACAACAAAATTTAAATGCTATAACAAATACTTTTAAGACTGAAAAATTTGAAGATCAATTCAAAGTTGGAAAATATTATCTTGATTTATATTTTCCAGAGTATAAAATAGTAATAGAAGTAGATGAACACGGTCATAGAGATAGAAGACCTTCTGATGAGAGAGAAAGAATGGATTTTGTGAATGAGGAGTTGAGTATTGATGATAGTTACTGGATTCGTTTTAATCCAGATGAGTATAATTTTGACATTACAAAAGTAATAGGTCAAATAATGAGAAAGATGAAAGAGAAAGAAATTAAAACAGAAATTAATATTAAGAAAGTTGATTTAATATCAGAAATAATGAAAGTATTTGAATCTGAAAAAATGTTTAGAAATTATGAACTTAAAGAACAAAATATAAATCTATTTTTTCAAGAATATAGAATAATAGTTGTTAATGATGACGAAAATAATTCATCTTTTATAAAAAAGGATAAAATGATAAAAATAAATGATTTTTTGAATATAGATGATACATATTGGATATTTTATAATAAAAATTCAAATATTTCAGATGTAACAGGTGAAATTTATAGAAAAATTAATTATATTAAAGAAACAAGAAAGAAGAGGAATCAAATATGTGTATCAGATATAGCTAAAATATTTGCTAGTGAAAATCCAGTTGTAGATTATGAAGTAAGTAATAAATATAAGATTGATTTATATTTTCCGGTTCAGAAAGTTATTTTTGATTTTGAAAAATATGATGAAACAAGAATAAATTTTATAAATACATTTTTAGAAATCGATCAAACATATTGGATTATATTCAATGAAGACAATGAAACTTTTGATATAGCAAAGGCTATTGGTAAATTATATATGTTAATGAAAGAAAAAGAGATATTTTTTAAACTTTGTACCAAGTGTAGAAAAGAGAAACCATCATCAGATTTTTATAAAGATAAAAAAAGACCTGATGGTCTTGGTTTAAGATGCAAAGATTGTAGATTAACAATAACAGTAAATAGTAACGAACCTAAAGCTAAAATTGAAACACCTGAATCAAAAATATGTCCTGAATGTAATGAAAATAAGCTATCATCGTTATACTGGAAAAATAAAGACAGATCGGATGGAATAGATTCTATTTGCAAAGCATGTCGAAAGAAACGAGACCAGAAAATCATCGATACTCCTAAAATAACACCAGAAATGAAAAAATGTTCATCATGTAAAGAAACAAAGAAAACAATAACTAATTTTAATAAGCGTAAAAAATCAGTTGATGGATATTGTGGAACATGTAAATCATGCTCTTATAAAAGACCTGGTGTTTTAAATTCAAAAGAAAGAAAAAAAGAAGAAAGAAAATTAAAAAGGGAAAGTTCTAAAGAAACGATTTCAGAAAAATCATGATATTTCAATTAAAGAATTTGCAAGTAAAACCGATTTAAGTGAGTTGATAATACAAAAAAAATCTAGAGAAATCGGTGAAATTATTCAAACATCATTTATTCTCTAATTTTTATATTTTATAATAAAATATAAAAATTATTTTGATTTTATTTTCCTCGATTCTCTTCTTTCTCTTTGGTGAAACCACCCATTATTTTATTTTATTTATACAAATAAAAATTTTTATATTAAAAAAAAGAAAAGTTGTAATTAATCAAAATGGACGATATATTAAATTTTTTACCAATTTATCCAGATATAAATGATGAATATTTTAATGATGAAATATATAAAAAGAAAGAATTTAATGAAAATAAACTAGATTCGTATGAGGAAATACAAGGTAATGGACAATTATTAAAACATCAAAAAATTATTTCTCGTTTTTTTTCTTCAAATACATTATATGATCAGATTTTATTTTATCACAGTATGGGTACTGGTAAAACTATGACAAGTATAGCATGTATAGAACAAATTAAAGAAGAAAAATCAACTTTTAAGGGCGCATTAATATTAACGAAAGGAACTTTACTTAGACAAAATTATCAAAGAGAATTAATTGAAAAATGGGCTGGAGGTACAAAATATAAATATACTCCTAAAAAAAGATATAAAAATAGGTCAAGATTAAGTACCCAATTAATTAAAGACTATTATAGTTTTTTTAATTTTCAAGAGTTTTCAAATGAATTGTCAAAAATGAGTGATGAATTTATTATCAAAGAATATTCAAATTATATTATTGTAATAGATGAAATTCATAATATTAGATTACATGATAAATCAGAAGATAAAAAAATGTATTATCAGTTTCATCGTTTTTTACATTTAATTCATAATTCTAAAGTAATATTGATGTCAGGAACACCAATTAAAGATAAATTTGAAGAAATAGCTGATGTTATGAATCTTATTTTACCTCTTGATAAACAATTACCAACAAAGAATGATTTTTTAAATAGATATTTTAACAAAACAGATTATACAATTGATAATGATGTTAAATATGAATTAAAAGATGATGAAAATTTGATTAATGAATTAAAATCTAGATTTCAAGGTAGAGTTTCATACTTACGTTCGATACAATCATCTATAAAACATAAATTTATTGGAGAAGAGAATGTAAAAGGTTTATCTAATTTAATAGTTTATCCAGTAATTATGAGTGAATATCAAACAAAATATTATTCTGAAGCATATAATAAAGATATTAATAAAGAAGATGATAAGTCTGAAGATGATGATGAGTCTGAATATGAAGAGAATGTTGGAAGTTCAGATAGTTTTGATATAAATTCAAGATCTGCATCATTGTTTGTATTCCCTGACGGAGATTTTACTAATGAAGGTTATAATGCATGTATAAGTGTTGAAGGTTCAACTTATTCTTTAAATAGATCGTCTGAATTATATAAACAAATCATGAAAGGAAAAAGTGATGAAGATAAATTGAAAAATATTGGAAAATATTCTGCTAAATATGAAAGTATTATCAGAAATATATTAAAAGCAGTAAGAGATCCAGATAATAAAAAATGTATTTTTATCTATAGTAATTCTGTTACAAAAGGTGGAATTATATTATTTTCAACATTATTAAAACTTTTTAATTTTAAACAAGCAACTGGAGATGAAACAACAAAAGATTTAAGATATATTTTAGTTACAACAGAAAATGCCAAGGAAAGTCAACTTGCTATACAAAGATTTAATCAAAAAGATAATATTCACGGTGATTATATAAGCATTGTATTAGGATCTAGATTAATATCTGAAGGATTTTCATTATATCATATACAAGAAGAATATATATTAACTCCACATTGGAATTATTCAGAAACTGAACAAGCAATAGCACGTGGGTTAAGAACAGGATCACATAATTTTTTATTGAATGATTTTGAATCTAAATACTTACAAAACAATAAAACTTCAGAAGAAATAAGTGAAATTGCGAAAGAATTAGGTATAAATTCAGATAGTATTAATATTATAGATAAAATAATAGAAAATAAAAAATATATAAAACAATATCCAGATGAAATAGTTGTAAATATATATCAATATGTATCAATACCAAATAATGATAAAGTTCCATCTGTTGATATTAAACACTACAAAAAGTCAGTTATTAAAGATATGAATAGTAAAATGATCGAAAGAATAATAAAAGAATCAGCATTTGATTGTGCTCTAAATTATAATAGAAATAAAATCACTGGATATGACAATGAGAGAGAGTGTGAGTATAAAAATTGTGAATATACATGTGATAATGTTATAAATATGATACCAAAAGAAATAGATTATTCAACTGATAAATTATTTTATATTAATTCTGAAGAAAATAAAAAAATTAAAGATAAAGTACAGAATATTTTTAAAACAAATTTTTTTATAGATGTAAATGATATAAAAAAAATAAGTGAAAAAGAAAATATAAATGATGAATATATATTTTTATTTTTAAAGCAAATTATTGATGATAAAGAAATCGTATACAATAAATTTGGAATTCCATGTTATTTGTATGAAAAAAATAATATTTTTTATTTAGTTGATGATGCCAATACAAATAATAATTTTTTATCTACTTATTATACACAAATACTAAATATAACATCTGAACAAAAAATATTAAGTTTAATAGATACTTCTTATGATATACCAAGTATTGTTAAATCAATGTTTCAAACAACAGATGAAAATGAAATAATTGATATATTACTAAAAAAATTAAAACCTGATATTGTTGAAATAATACTTGAACAACTTATTCTTCAAATAAATTCTAAATCAAATATAATTAATCAGATCCAAAAAAATATTATTTTAAATTTCTTAAAATCATATTTTTTAAAATTTGATGATATTTTTATTTCATGGTTATTATTTGATATTAAAAAACCTGATTATAATGATTTAAGATGTTTAAGAAACGGTGAAGAAGAATGGAAAGATTGTTCTGAAAATGAAATTAATATTTTTAAAGAATATATAAATAATATTAAAGATAATGAATATAAATATTTTGGATATTATATACTTGATGACGAAACAAAAGAAAATAAATTTTATTTAGTTAATATGGAACAAAATTTAAAACTTAAAAAAGTTGAGAAAGTTTCTCTTAAAAAGCCTAAAAAGAATGAAAAGAATAAAAAAGATGATGAAATTGATAGTAGAACAATTAACAAAGGTATATATTGTGGTAATATAACTAATAAAGTTGAATTATGTGAAATAATATTAAATAAGTTTAAAATTGAACCTGAAAATGATGATAAATGGAATACAATTAATGAATTAAGTTCTAAGGAATTTAATGAAAAATATAAAGAAACTAAACAACTTAATAAATTAACTAATATTTCAGCAAATGATAAAAAAGCATTATATTATTGGTATAAAACAGATAAAACCATTTTATGTAACACTATTAGTAAATTCTTAAAAGAAAATGGATTAACTTTGCAATTTTTTAATCTTAAACATTATATAAAAGAAGAAAAAGAAAAGAAATTAGATAAAAAAGAAAAAGAAGAAGAAAAGAAAGAAAAGAAAGAAAAGAAAAAAGAAAAAGAAAAAGAAAAAGAAAAAGAAAAAGAAAAAGAAAAGAAAGAAGAAAAAGAAAAAGAAAAGAAAGAAGAAAAGAAAGAAAAGAAAAAAGAAAAAGAAGAAGATATAGAAGAATTAGAAAAATTATTAAGTGATAGTAATGATAAAAACGGAATCAAAAATTATGGAGAAAGTTGCTTTTGCAATGCTACAATACAATTATTAAGAACAATTGGTATATATTTAGATACTAGCGCAAAAAATAAAGTTCTTAAACTTATTAAACTTCAATTTTCTTCTTTTTCATTTATTGATCCCTCTCAACAAGATGCTTCTGAATTATTACAAAAGTTATTACAAGTATATGAATATAAAAATATTGGATATGTTTTTGAAATGGAACAAAAATTATATTACAAAAATAGTTTTGATGAATGCGAAGAATATAAAAATACAATATTAGATAGCAATTATATACAATTAAGTATTGATGAATGTGAAACTATTCAAAATTGTATAAATAATTACTCTAAACCAATTGATGTAGATATTGAATACGATAAAACTGATTTTATAGAAGTAGAATTTAAAGGAACAGTTTATGATAACGATGGTCAAGAATATTTTAAAGGATGTAAATCTAATTTACCAGTAAATTTAAATAAATATTTTATAGTTCAATTAAATATTTTTGATTCTGAATTAAATAAAATTGAAAAATTTATAAAACCAGAAAATATAGTAATTGATAGTTATGAATTAAAACCAATATCAATTGTTTTTCATATAGGTGAATTAAATTCAGGACATTATACTAATTTAAGTAATTATGATAATAAATGGTATTATTATGATGATAAAGATAAAATGATTGTAGATAATTATGATGAATTTATGGAAAAACAAGAATCCGAACGCTTTATACCATATATAATTGCATATAAAACATAAATAAAATATATAGGAAATATAATACTTAATAGTATTATATTTTTTAAAAGTTACAAAACATATTCAACCGTTTCTAATAATGGTATTCGTTCATAATTGAAAGATACATATATTATATAATAGCATACATAAATACTTATAATACCAAATAAAATGTTTAAGATATTAAAAAGAATAGTTCCGTCTGATAGTTCATACTCACAATCTTTAAATATTAAAACTAATCCAACAATTATCCAAATTATCATATTAAAATTCATCATATAAACAAGATTACGTGTATGAAATCTTATAATACTATATCTATTTAAACTCATATAAATACATAACAAAATAGTAGTTACTAATGTAAATGCATTTTTTACAACTGACCATTCATAAAATCCAATATCAATCTTTGAATCACATAATATTTCACTGTTTTTATTCATCTCTGTAATATATAATTCAATAATAGGAAGAATAATAAGAAAAATAATAATAAGTCCTTTTACCAACATATTTTTTAAAATAAATTATTTATAAAAATTATTAAATCAATTTATTTTTATTAAAACTATTTAGAGAAATGATTTTAATTAATTAAAATGTCAGAACATATGGATACATTAACACAAGAATTTATAAAATCATCTAATGAATCTAACGCTGTTAATTTGCTAAGATATTTAAGATCTCAAAATTTACACAATTTATCTATTTTATTGGCTGAATATTTTATGAAATTGTTCCCTTTTTCTAAAAATGTTAAAGATGAATGTGCTATTAGTTGCTATTATGTGCAAAATCATAACAAAGCTTATGATATACATGAACAATGTCTTTCTATGAAAGGATTAACACAAGAAAGCGCTTGGTTTGTTTTGTTTAACCAACATTTTTCTATCGATCATGTTGCAGATAGATATATTGATTATAATGAAAATAAAGTTAAAGATATTTTAAATAGACCAAAAAATGATTTTCCTCTTGTTACTTTAACAATCACAACTTGTAAAAGATTTGATTTATTTGAAAAAACTATGAATTCGATAATTAATTGCGTGGATATTGAAAATATTGATTATTGGTTATGCGTCGATGATAATTCATCTGAAGAAGATAGAAATAAAATGAAAACACTTTATCCATTTTTTGAATTTTATTTTAAAGATATTAAAGAAAAAGGTCATCCACAAAGTATGAATATAATTAGAGATAAAGTTAAAACTCCTTATCTTTTTCATTTAGAAGATGATTGGAAGTTTTTTGTTAAAAGAAATTATATTTTAGATGCTCTTGATGTTTTAGAATCAAATAAAAAAATCGGACAATGTTTATTTAATAAAAATTACGCTGAAATCGAAAGCGATATTGATATTAAAGGTGGATTATATAATACTACACAAAATGGATTTAGATACTTCATACATGAATATTGTAAAAATGAAGAAGATACAAAAAAATGGAAAGAAAAATATGGTAATTGTAAATCTTCTTCATATTGGCCACACTGGAGTTTAAGACCTAGTATTCAACGAACTTCAATATTATCTGAATTAGGACCTTTTAATGAACAAATTTCTCATTTTGAAATGGATTATGCTCACAGATATAATTCTAGAGGTTATGTATCTGCTTTTTTCGAGGGAATTTATTCTCTTCATATCGGACGACTTACATCAGAAAGAGATGATGAAACTAAACTCAATGCTTATAAATTAAATAATGAATTACAATTCCATGGAAAAGAAGAATTATTAAAAAAACAAGAAAAACAAGAAAAACAAAAAATAATTATTGAAGAAGTTATAAATATAAGAGAACAATTAAAAATTAAAACTTATATTATTAATTTAGATAGACGACCAGATAGATGGGAAGCATTTAAAAATGATGCTAAAGATATTGAATTCTTGAATTACGAAAGATTTTCTGCTGTTGATGGTAAAACTATAAAGAATAGTGCACAATTACAACAAATATTTGAAAATAATGATTATAATATGAGAAGAGGTATGGTTGGATGTTTATTAAGTCATGTTAAATTATACACTGAATTAATTAATTCGATCCAATACGATGCTTTTATTATTCTTGAAGATGACATTGAATTTACACCTAATTTCAAAAATAAATATGATGATATTTTAAATCAATTACATGATGCTTCGTATTTCGATTTACTTTTCTTTGGACATCATGTTAGAGATAAAGAAAAACAAAAAGATGAATTAAATAGAGAAACAATACCTATTATTACAAAACGTGATACTTATTGGTCTTTCTTAAATTCTCTTGGTGGTACGGGTGGATATATTATTTCTAAAAATGGTGCTAGAAAAATGCTCGATTTTATCAATAAAACTGGTTCTACTAATGGTATAGATACTATAATTCAAAAGAGTGCTAATGAATTAAATATTTACTATCCAAATCCTCATTTAATATTTACAGACTGTTATCGTGGTGATAATAAAGATTTAGATACTGATATACAATTCGATTATACTAATGATTTAGTTCTTTCTTTAGACCAGCGTTTATCTAATGAATTAGAATTCTATGATAATAAAATTAAATATATCACTGATTTAAACGAGGCAAAAGATATGGCATCTAATAAAGATAATAAAACATCATTTTATTATAAAGATTGTGACAAAAATATTGAAGAAGTAATTAATTGTTGTTCTCATTCATATTATACTTTAGAAAAAGCAATTATATTTGTAATTCCAGAATCAACAAATGTTCAAAGATATTTCCATAGATTTAAAAAATTTGATAAATATGATATAAGTGATTGTTTTTAAGAGAAAAAATAAAATTGAATTTAAATTTAAATATATAAAAAATATATATAAATATGTTAAGACTTTCAAATTTTGAAAAAGTATCTTTAGAATTTAATAATGCATTTGGTGTAAAAAATTATACATCTCCACAACCTAATATATTTGATGCTGATCCAGCATTCGTAAAGTATCGTTTATCTTTAATTGAGGAAGAAGTTGATGAACTTAAAGAAGCTATTAAAAATAAAGATTTTGTTGAAACTATTGATGCATTAAGTGATATTATGTATGTGACGCTAGGGTTTTTTAGTGGGATCGGTATTAATGCTGATGAAGCATTTGACCTCGTTCATAAATCTAATATGAGTAAATTATGTTATACTGAAGAAGAAGCAATTGAAACTGTCGAATTTTATAAAAAAGATGGAAGATATGATTCTCCAGCCTATAGATTAAGTCCTGATGGTATGTTTTATGTTGTTTTTAATCAGAGTACTAGTAAAATTTTAAAATCTATTAATTATAAACCAGTTAGTTTTGATAGTTTATTATAAATATAATTACTTATTTTATATTATTTCAAAATAATATAAAAAAATTTTTCCAACCAGTGAGAATCGAACTCACGACACACGGATTACTACTGTGAGTAATCTTAGACAATTACAGTCCGTTGCTCTACCAACTGAGCTATGGTTGGTATATATAAAAACGAATTCTTTAAATTAAAATTTTTTCAATACAAAATATTTTATTATTTTTTTCTAAAACTTTAATATTATTAATATATTTAGACATAAAATCGGATACACAATCATCTTTTACAAATATTAACATTCCTTCATGTTTTAACAAACTCCAACAATTTACTAATAAAGTATAATAATCAAAACTTCCTAAACCCATTTTAGAACAAATTACCATATCAAACGTTTTTTTTCCATATTCATTCAATAATTCATTTATATCACGTTCTTTTTTTTTTTCAACTTCGTTTTCAACTAATACATAATCATCATCTTCTAAATTAATTACATTTCTTATATTTTTATCTAAATTTGTTATTTCTATATCATTTCCTATTTTTAATATATTTCCATTATTTTTCTTATTACTATGAAGAAAATTAAAATAATTTAAAATATTTGAAAAATCAAATGAACTTAAATAACTTTTATCTTCTTCTTTTAATATAATCTTTAATAATTCATTTGTTCTATTCTCCCATGATAAATTCTTTGCCCATTCATAATTTTTATTTATATAATTATTTTTATTTACTGGGTCTTCTAATATACTAAAAAGACAACTTAACGCTTTATTTTGCCATTCTTCTGTATAAGCATCGCCTTTGATAATAATTCCACGGTCTTTAACAGTGTTTTGTAATGCTCCTAAATCACTAGTTACTACCAATGTTTTAGATATTGCAGATTCTAATGCTGTTAAACAAAACGTTTCTAAAAATGTACACGGATAAAACCATACATCTGCTGTTGACCAATTTTCTGCCAATTTTTTCTTATCTGTCCATCCCTCATATACAATTCCATCTAATTTAGGTAATATCTCCTTTATTTTCATCATTTCTTCTGGTCTTACTGAATTTACCCAATTACCATCAATATCAGAATGAATATGTAACGTAGCATCAGTATATCGTTCTTTTATTATTGGCCACATTTGTAATAAAGGTAAGAGACCGCGATGTGGAAAAGATGAATAAATAAATTTATGTTTTTGTTTTTCATTATACTTTTTAAATAAATTTGTATCTATTCCATATCCAAACGGTATTACTAAATCTTCTAACGTCTTAAACATACTTTTGAAATTATCACAATGCCATTCACTCAAACAAAATATATTTTTTAATTTGCTATCTCGGATTATTACTTCTCCAGATGGTATTAAATCATGAAGAATTAAGTATATATTTGATATATTACCTCTATAGCTAACAGGTAGGTATTCTGGATATCTACTTATAATACATGTATGAATATTATTATCTAATATAAATGAATTATATTCATTTAAATTTCTGTATTGAACACCATTATATTCTTCATTTTGACTACAATTGCAAAATACAATAACATTAAAATAACCATGTTTTTGTACATATTTTGCTATTTCTATTACCCATGTTTCGCTTCCACCAACACCTTTTGTTTCTATATCTTTTCCAGTCCAATTTGTAAATCCTCCGTTAGCATGTATTACAAAATATGGTTTATCATCATTTTTTAGTAAAACAGTTGGAATTTTTGTATCTAAATCTAATAATTGTGTATATATTTTATTCCAACATTTCATTGTATAATAATCAGATGATATTTCATCAACCTCGTTTTTCTCTAAAAATAAATCACAACATGCCTTTCCTAGTCTGATATTGTTTTTCACAAAACTTAATTCGCTTAAAAATTTAGGTAAGAAATAATAAGATAAAGTTGGTTTTAAACTGTATTGACAATGGATTGGATAACCTACTTCAAACGCCTTTTTCATATATTCATATGATGTATCGTAATCATTTTCAAGATAATAATGTATTCCAAGAAAATATAAACTATCAGGTCTCGATTTATCCATCTCATACGCTTTTTTATATAACTTTTCGCATTCGCTCCATGGTCTATTTAATTTAAAATTACATAATCTGGCGGCCTCAAAACAAGCATCTATCTTCTCTTGTATAAAACCTTCATCCTTATGTTCAACTCTTTTTAAGAAGAATTCTAGTGCTGACTCATATCTTTCTAATAAATTATATGTTTGACCTAAATAATATAATGCACGTGAATCATCTGGTTCTTCTTCAACCATTTCGTATAATATTTTTAAATCATATTTTTTTCGATCCATAGTTCGATTTTCCATATAATCTGACCTATGATCTAATATATGCCCATGATGCATCGGAACTATAACGTTTTTATTGTTTTCTGGTGATATTACCTCGTGTAACTTATATTTATATCTTAATTTTGTTTCAGATTTTATAATTCTATTTGATCCATATTCAGAATCATTACTTTTAATATATAAACTAAATGAATCAGAAAATTGATCTCCTCTTACTGTAACTAAAAATGTTCTCAAATCATTTTGAATTAAATATGTATCATCTAACATAATTATAAATTTGGAATCTGTTCCTGCTAAATCTAAACATCTATTTCTACTATCTCTAAAATTTAGAAATGGTTCTTGATATAAATTTCCTTTCTTTTTACCTACCAATACTCTATTTATTATTTCGATCGTATTATCCGTACTTCCAGTATCCAATATTGTCCATCTATCAATAAATTTTAAATTTTGAGTTAATATATTCTCAAAATTATCTCCAGCGTCTTTTACAATCATTGTTAGATGTATTAAATTATCATAATTTAATTTTGAATCTGAAATAAAATATTTAAATTCTTCAATAAATTTGTCATTATACTCATTTAATACATATAATATTAAATTTGAATCAGATAAAATATAACTTTTATACTCTGAACGCGTTACATTCATATCTAAATCACATAATAAAAATTTTGGTATATCATCTGATTCTAAATTAATTAGAATATTATTAATATATAAAACATCATGAGTTGTATCTGAATAATTAGAAACAATATTTTTTATATTATATTTTTCTATATTATTTATAACATTTTGCATTTGATCATTTGTTGTTAAAACATTTATATTTTTGTAATTATTAGATAATTTTATTGGAATATATCCACCATGAGATGTATTAATACATTTTAAACTAAAATCACCTAATTTACTTATTTCTTTTAATAAAGATACAAGTCTTTCTTGTGTTCCTAGAGAATCTAGAATATTTAGATTATTAAATTCATCATGTGGAATCTTATTAAATTCATCATTATTAACGATAAAATCTTCCCTGTTTATTGAAATTCTTTTACTCATTTTTATTTGAAAGTTTAGTTTATAAATATGTTTTTGTCTAAAAAAAATAAAATTGATATTTTTATTTTTGTAATTTGATTTTTTTTATAATCACGCGAGTATACCTATGTTAAGTGAAAATTTTAAATGGAATATTATCGATTCTTATTTTAAGAAAAAAGGATTCGTATCTCATCAGATTGATACATTTAATGATTATATCAATAATGGTATTCAAAATGTTGTAAATGAAGTTGATATTGTTATTGACCAGCCAGAACATGATTACAAATATACAATATCATTTGGTCAAGTTCATATTCCGAATCCTTCTATTATTGAAGAAGATAGATCAGTTAGACCGATGTTACCCGCTGAGGCAAGACAGCGTGATTTAACATATGATTCACCTATTTTTGTTGATGTTATTGAAAAAATTGAGAATAAAGATCAAGAACCTGAAATATATGAACATAAAAGAGTAATTGTTGGTAGAACGCCTATTATGTTGCTTTCAAGCAAATGTAATCTTCTTGAGATTTCTAAACCTGAACGTATTAAATCAGGTGAATGTGATCGTGACCATGGTGGATATTTAATTTTAAAAGGTAAGGAAAGAGTTATTGTTGGACAATTAAGAGGTATTTACAATCAACCGATTGTTTTGGAACAAAAAGCAGGTGATAAATATAAATATGTATGTGAAGTTAGAAGCATGTCTGAGGAAACAGGTCATTCTGTTCTATTACAGGCTAAAATTGGTGTTGATGATCGAACTCTTGTATTTTCCATTCCATATATTAAGGAATGTATTCCTATTGGAATTATCTTCAAAGCACTTGGGTATTTAAAAGAAGATGAAATCAGTGATATCATTGGAAATAAAGATAATGATCCAAAAATTAATAAATATATCAAATATATTATACGCGATTCATATTTTATAAAATCGCAAGAAGATGCTTTAGCATATATTAGCGAATATATTATTCACGTTATTAAGGATGATAGAAAAACCAACTATGTTTCACAAGTAGTTGAGAATGAGTTGCTACCGCATATGGGTATTTTTGCAACTATTAAAGAAAAATGTTTCTTTTTGGGTCATATGGTCAATAAACTATTACGAACATCAATCGGTGTTAGAAAGGTTGATGATCGTGATAATTATGCTAATAAAAGAGTTGAAATGACTGGAGTCTTATTTACTGAATTGTTTAGGACTCTTTTTAAACGTTTCGCGAAATCTATTGAAATGCAGATTGAGAAAAAGAAACAAAGACCTGATATTATAAGTATTATTAATAGAACTAATAGTATCACTACTGGGTTAAGGAGTTGCTGTGCTACCGGTTCTTGGTCTGTTTCTAAAACCAATTATGTGAGAACAGGTGTTTCTCAAGTATTATCACGTCTAACATATGGTGCTACATTATCTCATCTTAGACGTCTTGTCATTCCAATCGGTAAAGAGGGAAAAAATGCAAAGATTAGGCAAATTCATTCAAGTCAGATAATGTATATATGCTGTTCAGAAACACCTGAAGGACAGAGCATAGGTATTGTTATGAATTTGGCGCTAACAACTACTGTTACAAGGAAGATTCCTACAGTTGTTGTTAAAGAAATTATCGAAAATAGTGATAATTTAATTTTTATTAATGATTATGAAGGTTCTAATGATAAGACTCATGTGTTTCTCAATGGAATTCTTATGGGTATTACTTTAGATCCTGATTTGTTTATTGCTGAAATGAAATCTTATCGTGAGAATGGATTATTAGATAAAGAAGTTTCATTTTCTTTTAATGATGATGATATTAGAATCTTTTGTGATGAAGGTAGATTCATAAGACCATTGCTAACTGTAAATGAATCGACTAATAGATTAAATATTACTGAAAAAGATGATATTTCTGATTGGGATCAGTTGATTGAAAAACAATTTGTACAATATGTTGATAATTCTGAAATTCAAAATTGTGTTATTGCTATGGAAGAATCTGATTTAAGTAAATATAATAATCATTTTCTAGAAATTTGTCCATCTATGATGTTAGGTGTTATGGCAAGTATTATTCCATTTGCTGATCACAATCAAGCACCACGTGTTATCTATCAATCATCAATGGGTAAACAAGCCTTAGGGTTTTATGCCTCATCACATCAAATTAGAACAGATACAATTACATATGTTATGGATTATCCTCAAAAACCTCTTGTAAATACTATTCCAGCAAGAATGATGGGTTTTGATGATATGCCTAGTGGTATTAATGCTATTGTTGCTATAGCGTGTTATACCGGTTTCAACCAAGAAGACAGTATCCTGATGAATAAAGCCTCAGTTGAAAGGGGACTTTTTGTTGTTACATCATATAGGACATTAGTAGATGAAGAACGCAAACAAGGTACATATAATTTTGAGACAATATGTATGCCACCGATAGAGAAACGCAAAAAGAATTGTAATTATAGTTTTTTAGATGAAAAAGGGTTAGTTAAAAAACGAATGGGCGGTAAATCTGTATATGTTGAAAAAGGTGATGTTATTATTGGTAAAGTTTTAACAAAATCAAATAAAAATGGTGAAGAAGAATTATTCGATAATAGTTATGTCATAAAATCAGGCGAGGAAGGCTATATCGATAGAGTTATCGAAACAGTTACTCCAAATGGCTATAAAATGATTAAAGTTGTTATCAGAAACCAGAAAATACCTGAAATAGGCGACAAAGCCGCATGTTACAGGCAAAACACCTGTGAGGTGTTAACAGAAAATGGATGGAAATTAATTGAACATGTAACTTTAGATGATAAAGTTGCTATATTAGAAGATGACAATGTTAAATATGAAAAACCTAGTGAATTACATGAATATGATTATAATGGAAAATTATATGAATTGAAATCTCAACAAGTAGAATTATCTGTAACACCAAACCATCGTATGTGGATTAAGAAAAGATATGGAAAAGGAGGTAATTATAAAAAAGATTTTGAATATATGACAGCTGATAAATGTTTTGGAAAAAGATTAAAATATAAGAAAAATGTCAATAATTTTGAACCAGAAAAATGGATAGGTGAATATTTTACCACACCTGATTTTTCTGTAAAAATGGAAGATTGGTTAGTATTTTTTGGAATATGGATAGCAGAAGGTTGGACAAGTGGTAATTGCACTGTAATAGCTGCAAATAAACATCGTGTTCAAAAAGCATATGAAAAATGTTGTAAAAATATGGGTTTTATAATTAATAAAGAAATGGAAAATGATGATGAAAATACAGTGGTAAGAAAAAATGGAGATGTTGTTCAAACTGGACGCAACGGATATAAATGGTTTATAAATAATAAAAATTTAACAAAATATATGAAACAATTAAGTGTTGGTGCTACAGATAAATTTTTACCTGAATGGGTATGGAGTTTAAATAAAGAACAATGTAGAATATTACTAACATCATTAGAATTAGGAGATGGACATACAACTGAATCTAATAATAGACAATATTTTACATCTTCAAAAAGATTGTGTGATGATGTATCCCGTTTAGCATTACACGCTGGATATTCAACACATTGTAGAGTTCCAGATGGAAGAAAAGCTGGAACATGTGCTACAACTAAAGATGGTAGGGTAATTACATCGACTAAAGATAATTGGGTAATAACTATAATAAAAACTAAAACAGAACCAGAAATTAATCATGGGCATAAAAATACACAGAATGGACAATCGGAAGAATGGGTAGATTATAACGGAAAAGTGTATTGTTTAAGTGTTAGAACAGGTGTGTTTTTATGTAGACAAAATGGTAAGCCAGTATGGTCAGGAAATAGCAGAAGCGCTTAATCTGGGTGCAGTAATATTAAAAATATTGCTAGTCTTTTTTCAAGGCAACATATTCAAATTGCGGGAACATCTTGATTGAACATCTTTAATACTAAACTAATAAAGAAATTTGTTAGAAATATATAGTTAATCACTGTATTTAGTAAAAAATTAAAGATAAGAGACAATCCGCATCCAAGTTTCTTAACCAGAAATGGAAAGAAAAAGGTTCAACGACTAAACGGATATGGGCTACTTTACGTGGCTTAAGATATAGTCTAAACCCATTTGTAAAAATGGGTATAATTGCAGAAGGGTACAATTGGTTTATTAGTTCCACATGAAGATATGCCATTTACAAGAGATGGAATTGTTCCAGATATTATAATTAATAGTCACTGCATTCCATCACGAATGACTGTCGCGCAATTATTGGAAACTGTATTAGGTAAAGCATGTTGTATGGAAGGAACATTTGGAGATGGTACACCGTTTACTAGTAATAGTACAAATATAGCAGAACAAATTTGTGATCGTTTAAAAGTTCATGGATTTGAAAGACATGCTAATGAATCTCTAATTAATGGAATGACAGGAGAGATAATTGATTCTCAAGTGTATATTGGGCCGGTGTTTTATCAGAGATTGAAGCATATGGTAAGTGATAAGCTTCATTGTATAAAAATTTGTCCAAATACTTCAGTTTTAACCCTTAGAGGATGGAAAACTGCGTATGAATTAAATAAGGATGATTTAATCGCAACATTAAAAGATGGGAAACTTGTATATGAAAAACCGATTGATATTATGATTTACCCAGATTATGAAGGACCAATGTATTATATAAAAAATCAGGTAATAGATTTAGAAGTAACAGGTAATCATAGAATGTGGGTATCAAAAGTTCATGAAAATAATTACGATTTTGCAAGAGCAGATGAAATAGTTGGTAAAATAGTAAAATATAAAAAAGATGCTGACTGGGAAAAAGAAGAATATAATATAACAGATGAAGAAATAATTATACAAGCAGATAAGTGTAAAGAATTTCCAGAATTGATATATAGTTTATCAAAAAGACAAGCAATTTTATTTATAAAACATTTTCTAAAAATAGAAACATACTTAAGTGAAATTAAGCATTATGCTACAAGTATTATATTAGCTGATCAAATACAGCAATTATGCCTACATATTGGTTGGGAATGTAATATTGAAAAAGATTTAGAATTATATATTAAAACAAAAGTAGAAAATCCAATTATAGATGATAATTCTGAAGAAAAATTTATAAAAAATGAGAAATGTCCAGTGTTTTGTTTACAAGTTCCATCAGAGGTTTTTTATGTTAGAAGAAATGGAAAAACTTGTTGGACTGGAAACAGTCGATCACAAGGTCAATACGGCCGAAGTAATATAAAAAATATTGCTAGTCTAATTTTATTAGGCAACACAGACAAATTGCGGGAACATCTTGTTAAGTCTTTAATACTAACTTATAAATATATAAGGGTCTTAGTTAACACCTAAGAGAGTAAAAAATTAAAGAATAGAGACAATCCGCAGCCAAGTTTCTAGTTTTCAATTATCAAGGAAATAGAAAATGGTTCAACGACTAGATGTTTGTGGGTATGAGAAACTTGATATGTTTCAATGATTACTTAAGATATAGTCTATTCCCATCTGAAAAGATGTGGTATCAAAGCATGTGACGACTCTAAACTTGTTGGAGTCAAAAGGTAGTTTTAAAAGAATCTACCTAGTCTTAATATATTAAGGCGAAACACCTTAAAACGTCGGGAACTTCCTTAAAAACTTAACTACCACCTTTATGTTGAAAGATATAAAGGGAACACGATTAAAAATCGTACCCAATGGTAATAATGTTAAGAATTTGGATAATCCGCGGATAAAGAACCTAAATTCGTTATGATAAGAATATGGTTTTTCTTCAACGACCGCACGGGTGTTGATAGATAATGATAGTTTAATCAACTTGAATCTGTTTAAGATACAGTCTATTCCTTTAGTGTAAACTAAGGTATAAAAAAACAAGACAGCCGTTAGAGGGAAGATCAATTAGGTCTAAGTTGTATTACAAAATACAGCTAGTCTACAGTATAGTAGGCAACATTTTCAAATTGCTGGAACATCTTGTTAATTTTTTTAATACTAACTTATTATAGAAATATAGTAAGGGTCTTAGTTAATCACTAAGAGAGTAAAAATTTAAAAAATAGAGATGATCCGCAGCCAAACTCCTAAATATTGGAGAAGGTTCAACGACTAAATGAAAATGGGCGATATTTATTTATCGCTTAAGATATAGTCTAGACCCACCTGAAAAGGTGCTATTAACAAGGTTAAACAATCCTATACTAATGGTTGTTTTTATCGACTTAATAGAAGTAATAATTCTAGAAAGAAATATCTAGATGAACTGGTATAATCGCAAGAGAAGGAGGTAAACTTATGCCTCAGTGGTATCTAAAAACACTGCTAGTCTGTGTCGTAACAGGCAACATTTTCAAATTCAGGGGAAATTTTGAAATAGGTGGATTAGGATATATTATCCATCTAAATAACTTTTAGTCCTTAGTCATTTAGAGAAATCTTATGATGATGGTATAATCTAAAAGAAAAAAATAATCCTGAGCCAAGCTCCTAAGTCCTTATATGACTGGATTTGGAGAAGGTGCAACGAATATATGGAAGTGGGCTTGAAGGATCGTCATATCCTAATGATAGCTTAAGATTTATTCTAAGCCCATTCGAGAGAATGCTGTAATGTAGTTATTGATATTTTACGATTCTTTAAGAGATATCAATAGTGAATTTACAGGGATAATAATTTAGAAAAAAATGTCTAATGAATCCGGTATAACTGCTAAGATTTGGAGAGATTAATAAGTCTCAGTTGTATGTAAAAATACAGCTAGTCTACGGTATAGTAGGCAACATTTTCAAATTGCGGGGATATCTTGTAATGTTTCTAATGCTAAGTCAATAAAGAAATTTGTTGATGGTTTTAGTTAATAACTAAAAATATAGCAAAATGTTAGAAAAGCACATAGTGCAGGTATTTAATATACCTTAGAGATGATCCGCAGCCAAGTTCCTAAGTCTCTATACGAGATATGGAAAAGGTTCAACGACTAAATGGAAATGGGCGATAATATATCGCTTAAGATATAGTCTAGGTCAACCTGAAAAGGTTATATTAATTAGATTAAATAACTCTATACCTTTTAGTTATTTTATTCGAGTTAATATATGTAATTATTCTAGATATAAATATCTAGATGAACTGATATTACCGGGAAAGAGATCAATACAGGTCTCAGTGGTATCTAAAAATACTGCTAGTTTAAAGTATAGTAAGCAACATTTTCAAATTGCGGGGATTTCTTGTATGTCTTTAATACTAAGTTATATTAGAAATAATATAATGGTCTTAGTTAATATCTAAGAGAGTAAAAACTTAAAGAACAGAGAAAATCCGCAGCCAATCTTCAACACATGAAGAAGGTTCAACGACTAAATGAAAATGGGCGATATTTTATCGCTTAAGATATAGTCTAGACCCACCTGAAAAGGTGTTATTAATAAGATTTTATAGTTCTATACGATTTACAACTATTATTATCGAATTAATAAGTGTGATGATTCTAGAAAGAAATATCTAGATGAACTGGTATTATCGTGTATGATAAGTCATGGTACTTCAAAATTTTTAAAAGAAAGATTATTTGAAAAGTCTGATCCTTATCAAATATATGTTTGTGATGTATGTGGTAATATTTCTACAACACAAAATGAATGTAAAGCATGTGATACTGATAAAATATCTAAATGTAATCTTCCATATGCTAGTAAATTATTAATTAACGAACTTCAAGCTATGAATATTAAAGTTTCTATAAAAGTTAAAAAATAAATTTATTAAGAATATGATGAACACAATTACATTATAAAATATAATAATATTTTATAATCCTTTAATTTTCTTTTACATTTTTTCAGATATATACATATACGGTCCACTTCCATTAAGTATTACTTCTGATTTCATCGGTTCCACTTCAATTGTATTTCTCTTTCCTATTACATTCCAAAAGAAACTACCATTCATTCCATATACAGTGAATTTATTACCATTTACCTCTGATACATTATATGTTTTAACAACTTTATTATCATATATCGGCGTAATTTGAACTGTTAAATCTGTTGCTAATTTATCAACATATTCAGGTAATTCTATATCAACTGATATATTATTTGTTATAACACCTTTTCCTCTATAATAAACACCGGCTTCAGGGCCTTCTAAACATGCATGAACTAAAAATTTATTTTTGTCAACCGGATGATCAATAATAAATGTTTTATTTTGCGCTGATGTCCCTGCAGTTGAACGAACAACTTCAGATGTTGTAGCATCGTATAGCATCATTCTATATGTTGATGCTGTTGGTGCATCTCTAATAGGATTAATCTTTGTAGAATTTGATGTTGTATTATCTAAAGAACTTCCAGACGCATTTATAACAATTGAATTAGCTGCTTGACTATTTGGTCCTGCTTGATATCCTATCGCAATCGCACCAGTTCCTTGATTAGTCTGTCCTGCCTCGCGCCCAATTGCTATTGCTCTAGCAGCTTGTGAAGCTGTTCCTGCTAAAACTCCTATTGATATTGCATTTGTTCCTTGATTTGTTCGACCTGCTTGAGAACCTATTGCGAGAGAATTTTCCTGTTGATTTGCTTGACCTGCGGAAGCTCCTATTGCGATAGGATTTCCGACTCCTGAACCTTGACCTGTTTGCCCTGCTTGATTTCCTATAGCAATCGCGTTTGTTCTTTGACCTGATTGTCCTGCTTGGTATCCTATAGCAATTGAAGTGTTTTGTTGTGCAAATTGACCTGCTGAAGTTCCTATAGCAATAGAATCACCTAATTGGTTTCCTTGACCTGCACTAGAACCTATAGCAATGGAACTTGCCCCTTGACTTGTTTGTCCCGCTTGAAATCCAAGTGCAACTGCATTTAGACCTTGTGTTCGAGAACCTGCTCTTGTTCCAACTGCTACTGCAAATGAACCTTGAAATTGGTCTGCACATTCATTTCCAACTGCAACAGCACCTGTAGCTTGATTATTATTTCCAGCTCCCCATCCAACTGCTACACCTTTAAATCCCTGTGATATAAGACCTGCACTATCTCCAATCGCAACTGCACTAATTCCCTGATTTGTTTGACCTGCTTGATATCCTATAGCAACAGAAGCTGATCCTTGATTTTGAAATCCTGCTTGATATCCTATTGATATGGATGATTCACCTTGAGTATATTGTCCTGAATTATATCCAATAGCTATTGCATTATTTCTTTGATTATAATATCCAGCTTGATTTCCAACTGATACTGTATTAGAATTATTTAATAACTCATTTAATCCTATTGAATATATATTTATATTACTTGCTCCTGTAGTCCATGTAATCCCGTTTGAACTTGTTAAATAATTAGATAAATTAGGGCTGACCGCAACTAATATTCTTGATAATTTACTCCATACAATATCTGAAACATAATATCCAGATGTTGTAGTGTAATTAGTTTGAGTCCAATTTTTTCCATCGGTAGAATAATTAATTGGTGAAATAATATTACTTGGTGCATAACCAATTGATATAAACATATTTAACTCATCAACCCATATAATTTTTTCAATTTGTCCAGTTGTTCCACTAGCTGATGTCCAACTTCCAGTTAAACCAGTTGTTGACCAAAATGTAGTTGGTTGTGATGAAAATGCAGTTGACCCAACTACAAATAAACCAAGTAAATCTGAGCGTGCTATAGCTGTAATTTGTGAAGCAGATGTAAAAGCACAGGCAATTGAAGTCCATGTTTCACCTAAATCATCTGAATAATGCATAATCGGAATAGCTGTAAAAACAGGAGTATATGACCCACATGCAATAAATCTATTTAAAGAACTACTATAAGCAAAATTTAAACAAGACCTTAAATAAAAATAACTTAATTTTCCAGTCATTGTTGATGTAATATTGGTTGTTTTGAAAATAGTATTAGTAGTTGTACTATAACCACCTAAAAGCCATATATTATTATTTGGTTCATAAAAAGAAGTTATTAAACTAAATGGGGCTGATGGTGAATAAGATGAATTTGCAGTCCATGATAGACCATTATTACTAGAATATAGTAAAGTACTATATGAATTTGATCCAGCTACCCAAAAATTATTCGCGTATTCGATAAATGTAATAGGGTTCGTAGTTATACTACTTATAGCACTTGAGGACGTCCATCCAATTGCACCAGTTGCATTTGTCGTAGAAAATTGTGTTCCTGTTGAGCCACCAGATATAAATGTATTATCATAACCTGGTAATTGATTAGTATTATATCCAATAGAAACTGAACCAGTACCTTGCAAATAATTACCTGCTTGAAATCCAATAGCAACTGAACCTGTACTTTGTCCAGTTTGACCAGCATTGCTTCCAATAAATATTTGCGTACCTGTATTACATCTAAATTGATTAGTAGATGGATTCCAAAATATATTTTGTCCATATGATGTGCCTGTAAATTGAATACCATATCCAGTATAACCAGTATAACCTGTATAACCTGTATACCCTGTATACCCTGTATACCCTGTTGTTCCAGTATAACCAGTATATCCTGTTGTTCCAGTATAACCAGTATAACCAGTGCGTCCAGTATAACCTGTATATCCTGTATATCCAGTATAACCTGTATACCCTGTAAATCCTGTAAATCCAGTCCATCCAGTATATCCTGTGTATCCTGTGTATCCTGTATATCCTGTATATCCTGTATAACCAGTATATCCTGTATATCCTGTATATCCTGTATAACCACTATATCCTGTATATCCAGTATAACCTGTATACCCTGTAAATCCAGTCCATCCAGTATATCCTGTATATCCAGTATAACCTGTATACCCTGTAAATCCAGTCCATCCAGTATATCCTGTATAACCTGTATATCCAGTATAACCACTATATCCTGTATATCCTGTATAACCTGTATACCCTGTAAATCCAGTCCATCCTGTATATCCTGTGTATCCTGTATATCCTGTGTATCCTGTATATCCAGTATAACCTGTATATCCTGTATAACCTGTATAACCTGTATACCCTGTAAATCCAGTCCATCCAGTATATCCTGTATAACCAGTATATCCTGTATATCCTGTATAACCTGTATAACCTGTATACCCTGTAAATCCAGTCCATCCAGTATATCCTGTATAACCTGTATATCCTGTATATCCAGTATAACCTGTATAACCTGTATAACCTGTATACCCTGTAAATCCAGTCCATCCAGTATATCCTGTATAACCTGTATAACCTGTATAACCTGTAAATCCAGTCCATCCAGTATATCCTGTATATCCTGTATAACCAGTATATCCTGTATATCCTGTATATCCTGTATATCCTGTATAACCTGTATAACCTGTATAACCTGTATACCCTGTAAATCCAGTCCATCCAGTATATCCTGTATAACCTGTATAACCTGTATAACCTGTATACCCTGTAAATCCAGTCCATCCAGTATATCCTGTATATCCTGTATAACCTGTATAACCTGTATAACCTGTATACCCTGTAAATCCAGTCCATCCAGTATATCCTGTATATCCTGTATAACCTGTATATCCAGTATATCCTGTGTAACCTGTGCGTCCTGTATAACCCGTATAACCCGTATAACCAGTATAACCAGTATATCCAGTATATCCTGTATAACCAATAATTCCAGCAATTCCAAATGTCCAATATGAATATGTTCCATTGCCATATGTGTAATCAACATTTACTGCTATATAATTCGATACTAATAAAAAGTCTGTGATAATACCTTCCATCCAATTATTATAATCATAAACAATTCTTACACGTTGACCAACTATAAATGCAGAGTTTTTGTTATTATAATTTGTAGTAAATGCTTTAACACCTAAACCAATTGTAGTTGTATATGTACTAATTAAATTAGAATACCCAACACCAGTAGATCCAGTGGATCCAGTTTTATTAATTAATGGAACATATGTCATAATTTTTTATTTATACTTAATAAAAAATTATAGTTTTTAAACTAAAAAGTTTAAAAATCAAAAATAATTTTTTTAAAACATATCTAATTGAATTGTTATATCATGTGCTGATGGAGTTCCTCCAAAAAATGACAAATATGTATGTAATCTATCACCTGTACCTAATGTTTTTGATGCATTATAAAAACTTTGTGATAAACTTGTTGAATCATTAAATGTTACGAAAAAATTAGTAATCGGTGTAATACTAGTTTGAGAATTCATATCTACTGGTGTTCTATAAATAGCAACTTGCAATATTGTGCTTGAACCAGTTAAATTTACAGGTGATGCCATTGACACACATATACCTGATAAAATAACTGGTTGTTGAATTTTATAAAAAGCCGGTATAGATGTCATATTAAATAAATTGGCTCTTACATTTGCAGTTGCTGTTCCGACATTAAAAGCAGTCCCTGTTAAAGTTGAAGATATACTCAATGTTGTTCCTCCGTTTCCTCCAGAAGTTTTAACATAATAAAGAGTTCCTTGTACAATATTACCTATATTTGATGCGAATACAATTGGCATTCCAACAATTATTCCGTCAGAATGATTAACGGTTATTGTTGTCCCACTAACCGATGATACTTGTGTAGAAATTGTAAAAATAATTGCTGGTGAATTAAAAGAAGCAACTCCTGTTGTAAATTCAGAACCTCCACTAACATTACTTACAGTAATATATGGAGTTATTCCTCCAATCAAACCAATTGAAATTATATAATACGGAGTTCCACAAACTATATTAGCAATATTTTCAGAAAAAACAATAGGCATTCCAACAGAAACGTTAGTTGTATTATCCAATATAATTCTATTTGAACTATCAACTGATGATGCAGTTACGATTAAAGAAGAATAAACAGTTCCAGTTATACTTAATGTTTGATTTCCAGTTGTAAATAAAGTACCATTAATTGCAGTTGAAATTTGAAAATAAGATGTATTTACACTATATATATAATAAGTTGTTGCAGAAACAATATTACCAATATTTGTATCAAAAATAACCGGCATATTGACAGCTAATCCTAATGTCGATGAACAATTTACACGATTATTATTAGAAGTGCTTTGTATATCCAAATGAACAGATCCAATAATACCAGAAGCATCTGGGAAAATACCACCCGCTGTTACAGCTTGTGTTCCTGGCCATAACCATCCAGGTGTTCCAACTGATATATTTCCCCTTAGACCATAATAAATAGTCGTTGGATAAATATATGTTGTAAATCCTTTAGATCCTGCGGTTTTTGTCAAAAGATCAGTACCAGGTCCGATTTGAATACCTGGTGATGCTAAGTATCCTGGATTTGTAATTGTTGAGGGTGTTGTTTGTAAAATATCAGAAGATGTATATGTATCACCAGTAATAGGTGTTTTAGTACCTATACTTGTTGTTCGGAGTTGAATCGAACCAATATTATTTGAAGAATCATTTGTTTCAACTCCAACATATGATCCGGATGAAACAGTTGCATTTGTTGGTGGTGCAACATAAATATTTGTATCTCTTAATGAAGCTTGATTTGAATTTGATATTAAAATACCTCTCTTATTTCCACCGCCATTTGATAAAACATTAATTGTAGAACCTTTAACACAATTAAATGAAAAAGTATTTAGTGTTAAAGAACCTGTACCATTACACTCTACACCATAAACATTACTAGTTCCAGTTGAAGATGCGCTTGAATTATCAACAGTTAAAACACATGTTCTAAGTTTTGCTTCAATAGAAGTAGAATCAACAAAAACAATTCCTTTCAAAGTGTAATGTCCTGTTGATGAAAGTTTCAAATTTAAATCTTCAACTCTACAAAGACTTCCCATTGTGATAAGATTTGTATTTGATGTAACATTTGTCATTTGAATAGTTGTTGTTTGAATATTCATACCACGTAAACATACATATGAAGGTATTGTAATTGGTGTAGATAATTCATAAATACCTGGCATAACCCAAATTGTTAATGGAGTCGATGATGTTGCTGGTAAATTAGTTGCATCAGTAATAGCTTTTTCTATAGTTAAGTAAGGTTTTCCTCCAATTGATGCAGTTGAATCATTACCGTAAACAGCATCAACTCTCAAAACATTACCCATTGGTCCATAAGATCCAGTTGGTCCCGTGTAACCTGTATAACCAGTAACACCAGTGTATCCTGTATAACCAGTGTATCCTGTATAACCAGTAACACCAGTGTGTCCTGTATAACCTGTAACACCAGTGTATCCTGTATAACCTGTGTATCCTGTATAACCAGTAACACCAGTGTATCCTGTAACACCAGTATATCCTGTAAAACCGGTATATCCTGTAACACCAGTGTATCCAGTGTAACCTGTAAAACCAGTGTATCCTGTATATCCTGTAAAACCTGTATATCCTGTAACACCAGTATATCCTGTGAAACCAGTAACACCAGTGTGTCCTGTATAACCAGTGTATCCTGTATAACCAGTAACACCAGTGTGTCCTGTACAACCAGTAACACCTGTATAGCCTGTAAAACCTGTATATCCTGTATATCCTGTAGATCCTGTAACACCAGTGTATCCTGTACTTCCGGTGTTTCCAGTAGAACCTGTTTTATTAATTAATGGAATATAAGTCATAATATTTATTATAAACAATAAAATTTAAATAGTTTTTAAACTAAAAAGTTTAAAAATAAAAGTATCAAGAGTGTTTTATATCAAAAACCATTTTGATGTACCATTTGAATATATAGAGATTGACATATAATTCATATCTATAGTAAATGATGATTGTCCTAATATTGTATCAGAACCATTTACATTAATTGTTATATTATTAACACTAGCATTTCCAGATTCATCAACTATATATAATATTTTATTTATATAACTACTTGCTGATGGTAATGATAATGTAACAGAACCTGAAGAAGGATAAGTTACTCCTAATAAATTATCAGTTGTTAATATATTATATGTTGATGTATTTACTTCACTTCTTAATATATAAGAAGTTGGACCTGTTGGACCTGTATGTCCTAGTGGACCAGTATATCCTGTGTAACCAGTAAAACCTGTGCATCCTGTTATCCCAGTATATCCAGTGTATCCTGTGTAACCTGTAAAACCTGTGCACCCTGTTATACCAGTATATCCAGTGTATCCAGTGTATCCTGTAAATCCTGTAAATCCAGTAAATCCTGTGTAACCTATAGGTCCTGTAAATCCTATTGGTCCAGTATAACCAGTATAACCAGTATAACCAGTATAACCAGTAAATCCTGTGAAACCCGTGAAACCAGTAAAACCAGTGTACCCGGTATATCCTGTAAAACCTGTATATCCAGTATATCCAGTATATCCAGTATATCCTGTTACACCTGTATATCCTGTAAAGCCAGTAAATCCAGTATATCCTCTTGCACCTGTATATCCTGTATAACCAGTAAAACCTGTGTACCCTGTAAAACCAGTATATCCAGTAAAACCTGTGTGCCCTGTTATACCTGTATATCCAGTATATCCTGTATATCCAGTAAAACCAGTAAAACCAGTATATCCAGTGAAACCAGTAAAACCAGTATATCCTGTGAAACCAGTATATCCTGTGAAACCTGTTACTCCAGTGTATCCTGTGAAACCTGTGCACCCTGTATAACCAGTAAAACCAGTGTATCCTGTATAACCAGTAAAACCAGTGTATCCTGTAAAACCAGTAACACCAGTATATCCTGTGTAACCAGTAAATCCTGTGTACCCGGTATATCCTGTAAAACCAGTATATCCTGTAGCACCAGTATTTGTTGCATTACCATCGACTCCAGTAGGTCCTATGGGTCCTGTGTAACCAGTAAAACCTGTGCATCCTGTGGCTCCTGTATTTGTTGCATTACCATCTAAACCTTGTATATTAAAAGAAATAAATACATCATTATTAAGAACAAAACTTCCAGTTGAAGAAATTGAAGTTCCAACAATATCATAAGTTCCATTTAAATTATCAGTTACACTATTTATATTATAAATAATTAAACTATTTCCACTAGAATCCACTGCATTTATTATTAGTGGTGTATTTGAATATAAAGAATCAACAGATAAAATCCAATCAATTGCATCACCATAAATATCATTTACATTTATTTTGATTCCTAATGTAATTTCTTCGAAATTACCTGAGGTTGTTGAATTACCTGAAGAGAAATTCCATGTTCTAATAGTTGATAATCCTATATTTCCAACTGGTCCTGTAAACCCTTGAATACCTGTTGGACCTGTAAATCCTGTATACCCTGTTGCTCCTGTATTCGTTGCAAATCCAGGTAACCCAGTCGGTCCTGTAAATCCAGTGTATCCTGTTGCTCCTGTATTTGTTGCAAAGCCTGGTGATCCAGTGGGTCCAGTTGTACCAAGTTCTCCAGTTGGTCCTGTTACACCTGTATATCCTGTATATCCAGTAAAACCAGTGTATCCTGTATATCCAGTTGCACCAGTATTAGTTGCTAAACCTGGTAACCCCGTTGGTCCTGTAAATCCTGTATATCCTGTATAACCGGTATAACCAGTATATCCTGTTACTCCTGTAAAACCTGTATATCCTGTATATCCCGTATAACCTGTAAAACCAGTATACCCGGTAAATCCTGTAGAACCTGTATATCCTGTAAAACCAGTAAAACCAGTAAAACCAGTAAATCCTGTATAACCTGTATATCCTGTTACACCAGTATATCCTGTAAAACCAGTATAACCAGTAAAACCAGTTGTCCCAGTATAACCTGTCAAACCTGTATAACCAGTGTATCCAGTATATCCTGTATATCCAGTATATCCAGTAACACCTGTATAACCTGTATATCCTGTCGCTCCTGTATTAGTTGCTGAACCAGGTAATCCAGTGGCACCAGTAGGTCCTGTAAATCCATAAAGATTAGCAGCTAAGGTAGTATGTGTATGTGATTGACTTCCTTCTCTGAAATATACTGTTACTGTTTGTCCAGTAGTTGTTCCAGATGGAATTACAGAATATAATTCTATTTTTATTCTTTTTGTTAAATCATCTAACTCAAATAATTGAACATATGTTGTTACAGTTGTTATATCAGATGATGTAAATAAAATTGGTTGTTTACTACTTGATCCATCAACAATTAATAATGGATTACTACTTCCATCAGCATCTACGCAATAAACTTTAGGATATAAATATGTAGCAACTGATAAACTATTTACAGATGCATAAATATTATAATCCCATAATCCACCTACTATCAATGTTGAATTAATTGAATCCGGATCGGTAATAAATGTTCCAATTAGATGAGATGTATTATCATTTGAACCAACAAAACTATATGTTACACTTGTTTGCACATCAAAATCAGGTGTAACTAATAAACTCTGTGTAACTGGAGCAGATGTTGTTGTATTATTATCAAAAAATAAAGTTAAACCACTTGATATACCAGCAGGACCTTGTATACCAGTTGGTCCAGTATATCCAGTACATCCAGTATATCCAGTACTTCCAGTATAACCTGTATGTCCAGTGTATCCAGTAAAACCAGTAAAACCGGTATATCCAGTATGTCCTGTAAAACCAGTATGTCCCGTATATCCTGTGTATCCTGTTACACCAGTATACCCGGTATATCCAGTATATCCGGTATATCCAGTGTATCCTGTAAATCCTGTTACTCCTGTATATCCAGTATATCCAGTATATCCAGTATATCCTGTATAACCTGTATAACCTGTTACGCCAGTATATCCAGTATATCCAGTATATCCAGTATATCCAGTATAACCTGTATAACCGGTATAACCTGTGAAACCTGTTGGTCCTTGAGAACCTGCTGGTCCTATTGCTATAGTTGAATTTATAGCCATTGATTCAAGCGGATCACATCCGTTTTGACTAAGAACATACAAAACTGTGTAATTTATTCCATCTGTTGTTCTATATACTGTCGCAGTAGATGAATTACTACCACCTACATAAAAACCACTTACATTAGAAGAATTATCAACACCTATAACACAATATCCTTTATTTGTAGAATCAGTTGTACCTGTAGTCCAATTAATTAGATTTGATGATGTCGCTGAATATGTACTTGATGTTATACCTACTATTAAATAAGTATTATTCCAAAATGCAATATCTCTTGGATTTGTAACAGGTGTACTAACAGAAGACCATGTTACTCCGTCATCTGAAGAATAATAAATTGTACTTGATGTTACTGTATTAGTTCCACCGCCAATAACCCAATTACCATTAACATATCTACAAAAATATTTTAAATAATTAGTAGTTTGACCGGCATTAGAAGTTGTAACCATCTGTGTTGTAAAACCAGAAATATTAAATCCTGTCCATGATGTTCCATTTGTAGATGAAGCACAATAATATGTTGTACCATTTCCTACTGATATAAATTTTCCTGTTGCTGGATTATAATTAATTGAATATCCAGCTCTAAATATAGAATTCAAACCAGCATCTGTAACAAGAGAACTCAAATTACTACTTGGTATTTTTGCTAGATTATTATTAAAGTAGTTACCAACATTACCTCCTGGTGGTGGATATCCTACCATATAAAAATATTGATTAGAATTAACATATATAGCATCAAATCCTTGACGTATAGGTGCAATATCCACAACATCATCTGTGGCATAAGCAGCAATAGATCTATTAGTATCACCCAAATTACTTGTATAACGAATATTAAAAGTACCCGGACCACCAACATATAAAATACTATCTGAACCATTTGTAGCAATACCCTTAATATTACCTGGTCCTTGTGTAGCTTTATTAGTCCATAAAACACCATTTAGTGATAAACCACCAAATCCTTGAAATAACGGTCGAGAACCTCCTGCTACAATTAATTGTAAATATGGACTTAATGGTCCAGTATATCCAGTATACCCTGTATAACCAGTAAATCCTGTTGCACCCGTATTTGTTGCTAAACCTGGTAAACCAGTTGGTCCTGTGTATCCTGTGTATCCTGTATATCCCGTGTATCCAGTATAACCTGTAACACCAGTGTATCCAGTCCATCCTGTATAACCAGTATATCCAGTAACACCTGTATTTCCTTGTATTCCTTGTGGTCCAACTGGTATATTATTAGTTAATGAAAGAGAGTATACTGAACTGAAACTACCAGCTACTGGGGTGACTGCTGAATAATTATATCCATCGGTAGTTGTATATAAATTTCCATTACTAAAATTTGGATTCGTTCCTACATAAAATTTATCTTTTAGAAATTCTATACATCTTCCTATAAGATTCTGGTCACCACTAATTTGATCCCATGTGTCTAAATTAGAAGATGTTGCACTTACACCTTGTGCTCCTGAATAAAATCTACCAACTGCCATATATATATTATTACCATAAGAAACACTAAAAACAAATCCTATTCCTACAGAACTTTGTGTCCAAGTACTGCCACTATTTCTAGAATAATATATTGCTTGAGTAGTTGTAATAATCCACACATTATTTACATATTTAGAACAATAACCTCCAAAACTTGAACCACTATACAAGGTCTCGCTCCAACT